TCGGCAGGATTTTCCAATTTTGTTTTCTTGCCACCGCCTCATCCACGATTTGCGCTTCGCCCACTGAACCCGGCGCATCCGATGCTGAACCCTGCAGGTATTTATATGCGCCGAAGACCTGCTCAATGTCCATCTCATAGCGTTGTTTTTCTGTATACAGCTGACTACTTACGGAGGGCGGAGCGAACTCTTTAATCTTCTGCTCCCTCAAAGCACCCGGATTAACCCGAATTAGCGCATTTGGAATGTGCCACTTGTTAACTTCACCCGGATCTATCGCCCCGTCCTCGTAAAGCAGTTTAAAATTTGTTGTTGCGCTGGTATGTGATATTAACAGCGCCTCTGTTCTATTGAGCATCCGTTGCGGTGATTTTGAATGGCGCACATCGCCGGACGGATACGGTGTAGATGTATGTTCATTGCAGGCTGGTATAATAGGATATTTTGTAATTGGCAGGACTTCATCGTATATCAGCTGGTCTCCGAACAGAGCCACTTCGCGGATATGTTTTTCATAGACAAGTTCTTCCATAATGACATTTTCTTTCACCAGTTTGCCATAGCGTTCGTCTTTTGCCATTTCCTTATAGCCTTCGCGGGACAATTTCTGTGATTTGCCGGTATTAACGTCGGTAATCATCACCATTGGCACATTGACTTTACTGAAGCGCACATATTTACGAACCATTTCCTGATGATCTTTACCCACATCGTCCCTTGTCCACACCTGATCTCTGGAATATTTTCCGGAACCCTGCTCATTGACTTCGTAATCTTCTCTTGCTTCTTCGATTTCTTTTTCATACTGCGGGAACACAGAGATCAGTGATTTCTTGGTATGCAGGTCGGAAAATATCATTGAAGATGCGTCTGAAAAATCAGACAGCATTGTATTCGGATCAACAAATACGGATTCCGGCGATAACCGCCGCACCCGGACACCGCCTTCGCCACCGTCGACATTCCAATCGGGGAAAACATAGAAATAAGAAAGTCCTTTTACAATAAAATCTTTACAGGCTTTACGAAACTGCACGTCTCCATTTGATTCCCGCCATATCCAATCGAGCATCTGATTACAGACGAAGGCCATATCGTTATCCGTTTTACCGACAGGGCGCACATCCCATTCAGGGGAAGCCGCCGCTATGTTTGCCAACACAGTCTCAACTGCCGGCCTTATTTTGTTATTAGCCTCCGGCGGCTGTCCCACAGATTCAAGATATTCTTTTTGGGTATCTGTCAGTTGGTTGCCGAGATAAAAATCTTCATCTTCCGCCATTTGGTAACGCCATTCTTCGCCGGAAGATTGGAATAATTTATAATCATGCCATACGTCAGTATAGTCAACGTCTGGAAGGTTTAATTTTTTTATATTAATTGCCATCAGCTATAGAACAACTGACCGGTTTCCCAATCAGCCCTTATTTTACTTGTATCCGGTTCGACCCACACGCTGTCTTTGAGTTGCAGGTTTGGTTTCCACATATCGTCCAGCGCCCAGCGCAGTGCATCGAGTGTATCTTTTTTAGATGATCCTGTTTCCTTAAACTGCAGCAGTTCATCGATGAGGTCATAGTGTGTTTCTTTAACAAAGACAGCTTTTGATGCAAAGTACGGCTGCATTTGTTTAATGCGGTAGAATTTATTTTTAATAGCCTGTTTAGGGTTAATATTCAGAAACCGTCCAGATTCCTTACTGCGCCGCTGGATATAGTCAGCCAGCATCACATGGCCTGTTTCCTCAATTTTGATTGCCCGGGGATTATAGATATCAGACATAGCAAATATACGATCTGCGCCGTCCATTGGTGACACCTGTCCGCGGAAGTAGTCGATTACATAGATATTAAATTCCGGATCGACTGCAATAGTCATAATTACAGTATAGTCAGCTTTTTTATTTTCCGAGGAAGCTGGGTCAACGCCCATAAAAGTGTTAACAGGAACTTTTTCTTTGCCTTCTTTAGATATTTTCGTAACATAAGATTGACCGTTTTCAAAGGTATAGAAGCCATCCCAATACTGAATATCTTTTTCTTTGAATATACGAAACGCATCATCCATAGGAATATTCTGATATTCCTGATAAAAATAAGATACATGGCCTTCGGAGGCTAACCTGTCTTTTTCGGCTTTAAGCCATTTGTACGGTCTATGCTCCTTCCATAAAACTTGAACTTGTTTGTTCTTTTTATATTCTTTGCCGGATGCGGTAAATATACCTGCGCCCACATTTTGTGGGATTGCCTGATAGAACCGTGTTTTCCAACCTTTAACGATTCGCTCTCCAGCCTTACTGTATGATCTGCGACCAGCAATCCGGTTTAAATACGAACTGTCGTCGACAATAGTTCCGATAAAGCACAATTTAGCGTCTGTAGAGCCGGGGATTACAGCAGCATTAAACCAGCGTCTGAATTTTTCCCTTGACATCTCGGTCATCGTATTTGATTCACCTTCGCCGTCATCGACTATGGTTAATGTAGGTCTATATGGCCCATATTTCAAACCTCTAACTTTTTGACCGGTACCGCGGATCAATATTTTACACATTCCGGAGGGTTTGCCAAATTCATCAAAGCCGGTGATAACTTCTTTTTCTTCTTTTCCCCAAGTTTCGCCCATTCTATTGCCAAAATATTCATGCAGTTTTTTATTATACTCAATTTCATTGCCAATAGCTTCCAGCAGGTATTTGGACTGTGTTTCCGATTCGGAGATTAAAAGAACAAAGCGTTCTTCGCCAAAGAGCATTTGGTGCAGGGGGTAAATAAATGAGACGAGGGTAGTTTTAGCGTGTCCACGGGGGGCGACCACCGCCATTTTGTCGCCCTGTTTCAAGTGCAGGAGTTCATTAAAGATTTCCTTATGGAATTGCGGTGATTTACATCTCATGTGGTAGTGCATAGTGTTATTTTTTTCACCAAAAAGCACTTCAGCGAAGAAGAAAGGATCAAGATACATCCTTTGCAGTATTTTTTTGCGTTCAAGATCGGGCGACATTATCGTGATTTTTTAATTCAGACAATAGATTTTCAAGTTCCTCTATTTCGTTCAGCATATCGAGTATACAGGCTGTGATTGCAGGTGAAATGCTGTATGTATCACCTTCAATGCAAATAAACCCAACACGAATATTATCAATATCCTCTTTAAGTTGAATTGATGTTCTTTGTTTCTGTTCCACTTGAGCCATTTGTGATAATATCCACTAATTCTCTATCCGGGAGCTGTTTTTTATGCTGTGCCAGCAGCTTCTTATCACCATCGGAGAGCATAAATACAGTTTGTTCTGTTGTATTTTCCTTTTTTTCAACGTGGCCCATGATATCGCTCACCCTGTTCAGGGCTTGCAGGCGTGTACTGGCAGGTGCGCCACTATCCTCAATAAATTTCTTGTACTTTTTTGCAACATATTCATCATCAATACCGACTAACTCCAAACGCTCTTTCATTTTTCCTGCCATAACTTCTTTCACGCTATCCTTTCGTAGTATTGCCATTGCCCGACGAAGTGAACTTGACGGATTATTGTCGCAATAAACAGACATATAAGCATCGATAATGTGCGGAATCTTCCACAAACCGCGTTCATCAGGCTCATAGTTGTCCATAAGCTGCTGAATGAAAGCGCCCTGTAGCGCAGTAGGCTTAACATTCCTGACCAAGCCTTTTTTATACCTGATATCCCACTCGTAATCGGGCTGCCTGCAAGCAAAAATTGACCTTCTGTATGTGGGTGTTTCACCATATCCAGTCCGGATTAAATAAATATCCTTTTTTCTTCCTGTGTCATATTTCCGCCTGCCTAATACCTGTAAAACTATTCCGTCATCCGCAAGAATCCAATCATTCTTGGAAGCCTTACGCCAATCCTTGCAGTATTTTATGCCAAGATCGTCAGCCTCTGAAATTCTGTAAACCTCAAAAGTTTTGTTGCGACATTGTACTTGCACTTTCAAATGTACACAATAATTATATAAAAGTTTCATAGTTTTCTTACGCGCGCGCTCTTTTACTTACACTATGCTTAGTACATATACATATACATATACATATAGGGAGCCTTTCACTAACCCTTTACTTAACCCTTTATGAAAGGCTTCCGGGAAGGGTTCTTTTATAGAAGAAGAATAAAGGCTTAACCCAACCCTTAAAATATAAAAATGATACCATTATGATATCGTTTCCTATTTACCGCAATATTTAAGAAAAAAAATCGCCTATTCGCTGTATTTTATACTACAATACTACTATTTCCACAACTTGATGCCTCTTTTTGCAATATCAAAATTAACTAAAAACTACTCGTAAAATCTATGGGAGCTTACTACAGTGCGAGCCGGGGGGTGCAAAGCGGAAGCCAATCTGCGGATTTCGTTGAGCAGAAAAAACGCTTTCCCGGTGTGTTAGTGTGCCGGCCTGCCTGATCCGGGCCAGATTCACAGACAAACAGCCGGGGATCTGTCGCGCTTCGGTTGGTAATACTGGCCACGCTGGCCACCGCGCCCCGCTCAGCTGGTTTTGGTGGTGTTTTGTCGTCCTGCGAGCTGTTTTTATTTTGTGGTGTGCTAATGGTGGCC